ACGCTACAATAGTCGCATGAGGATAGGATAAAATGGCAACCACTACCAATTATAGCTGGACTACTCCAGATGACACCGCGCTGGTCAAAGATGGCGCAGCAGCAATTAGATCACTTGGAACTGCAATTGATAGCACAGTATTTACCAATGCAGGTGCAGCAATCGCAAAAACTATTGTTGATGCTAAAGGCGACATAATTGCAGCAACCGCAGCGGACACAGTTAGCCGTTTAGCAGTTGGTGCAAATGATACAGTTCTTACAGCTGATAGCACAGCAGCAACAGGATTGAAATGGGCTACACCTGCTTCTGGTGGTATGACTTTATTATCAACTACATCTTTATCTGGCACATCAACCACAATTTCTGGCATTAGCGGTGCTTATACGGATTTAATGGTTATTATAAATGACCCTTTCCTTAGTGCTGGTCAAACATTAAGAATAAATCCAAACTCAACAGATAGCATTAGCAATCAATCAAGATTAGCGGGTGCAACGGGGCAACAAAACTCAAGTATTTCATCAAATACGGGCAGTAATTTACCAACAACAAGTACTCCAAACAATACTTTTTGTTTGCAAATTTTTAATTATGCACAAACTTCAAATGGTAAAAATTTTACTTTTAGTGGTTGCCACGCTACTACTGCAAGCCTTTTTGGTGGTGGTGTTATTCAGACAACTTCAGCCATTACAGCGTTGCAATTTACAACCGCTACTGGAATACCAACATTTTCAGGTGGAACAGTTTTAATTTACGGAGTCAAATAATGCCTAAAACAACAACACGCCCAATGGTAAGAATTCACGATGTATCAACTGATGAAGTTATTGACCGTGAAATGAACGATGCTGAGTTTGCGAGTTATCAAGCGCAACAAGCAGCGCAAGCAATTGAAAAAGCCGAAGCCGAAGCAAAAGAAACTGCTAAGGCAGCAATTCTTGCTCGCATTGGTTTAACTGCTGATGAACTTCAAACGATACTTGGCTAATGAAGGCTTGGTTATCTAAAGCTGCTGATACTTTAAGAGATCAGATTAATCATGCCTTTGTGGATCGGAGCAGGAAGGCTGATGGATGGATCGGTGATCTTAAGCATCAATCAAGAAAGTCCGATCATAACCCACGACCATCAGGTGAAGTATGCGCGATCGATATTGACGCTGGCTTATCTGACGAACAAGGGATTAGTCATGCTTTGGCAGATCAACTTCGACTCACAGCAAAAAAAGATAAGCGTATTTCTTACATAATCTACGCTGGTAAAATATGTTCAGCAAAGTCGCTATGGCGTTGGGTCAAGTATCGCGGATTAAATCCCCATCATTCCCACATTCATTTTAGTTTTAAGCCAAACCAAACTGGCGAGAAGTTCGACATCCCACTACTGAAAGGCAACTAATGAAACTGACCAAAAAACACAAAGCAGCAATTAAGTCATATTTGAGAGCTGTAGCAGCTAGTGGAATAACAGTAGCGTTAGCAATCGTGGCTGACATACATCCAGCCTATGCAACATTACTTGGTGCTGTAGTTGCTCCAGTAGCAAAAGCATTAGATCCAAAATCGGGGAGTGAAGCGGATTATGGTCTTAACGAAAAATGACACCGAACGAATTAGTCGCATTTGGCGTTGGCGTTATAAGTATCGCAACCGCTTTATTGCTGGCTCTACGATGGGTTATTAAAAGTTTCCTAAGTGAACTTAAGCCTAATGGTGGCAGTTCTATGAAGGATCAATTAAATCGACTTGAAAAGCGTGTCGATGATCTATTTACAATAATTAGCAAGTCATAATTTAATCATGGCGAACACACGGAAACACACTAAACGAAAAAAAGTCAACCGGAGAGTAGTTCGCCACACTCCTGAGCCTTTAAGTAAATTAGAGGTTTTCTATATTGCCAAACATGAAATGTTTAGAGCTGCACGCAAGGCTGGATTTAGTGAGTCATGTGCGCTTTACCTAATGGATAATCCTGAATCGATGCCTGACTGGATCGTGGGCGATAAAGGAATAATCCCAACTATCCCAACTCCAGATGAGGATGACGATTAAAACTAATCGTAGGTATTTAGTAACACCGGATTTGCAGATACCGCTGCATCATCCAAAAGCAGTTGCCAATTTAATTAAGATGGTCAAGCACGAGAAGTTTGATTTTGTCTTAAATGTTGGTGATGAAATGGATCTAGGCTCACAAAGCCGTTGGGCAAAAGGCACGAAGTTAGAGTTTGCCGAAACCTTAGATGAGGAAAGAAAACTAGGCCAAGAGATCCTTTACGATCTAGGCACGACCGATATTGTCCGGTCAAATCACACAGATAGAATTTATCAAACATTACTCAAAGGTGCGCCATCACTTATTGGATTACCTGAATTGGCTTATGACAAGTTTATGGATTTCAGCAGCTTAGGGATTAGATTTCATAAAAGAGCCTATGAGTTTGAAAAAGGCTGGCACTTGGCTCATGGCGATGAAGGCAACATGTCTAAGCACGCAGGTATAACAGGCCTTAATTTGGCCAAGAAATGGCATTCTAGCGTGGTTTGCGGCCACTCGCATAGGCAGGGTGCAGTCCGACACCAAACTGGCTTAAACGGCCGTTATTCAACGATTTGGGGTATAGAAGCCGGTCATCTGATGGATATGCGTAAGGCGAGTTATCTAAAATATAATTCAGCCGATTGGAATATGGGCTTTACAGTTTTAAGTTTTGGCAAAAAAGGCCATCAAGTAGAGCTGATACCAGTTAATCATGATGGATCATTTACCTACAATAGAAGGACTTATGGGGCGTGAAACCGATTATCGGGATCGGACGATTGATGACCATATCGATGATTTTGAGGATATTAGCGTTATCTAATCGTTATAAAACACGCCGTAAACGATTTACCAAATAGCCTTGATTTAATTCATACTACATGCAAGGCACAAATTGTGCTACATGTAGGGAGCGACATGAAACTAGCAGTAGATAATCGAGAAGCTGCATTTGAATATGCTAATCGTGGATGGGCTGTTATGCCATTACAGGCAAACAAAAAAGATCCACACTTTGAGCTATGCAAAAGAGCTTATCTATCAGCAACAACTGACATCAAACTAATTGACTTTTGGTTTGACTTTGATCCAAACATAAATATCGGTATTGCTTGCCAGACATCTGGCTTAGTCGTATTTGATATTGATTTCCGTAATGGTGGTGAATTGTTATCTGAGTTCACGCCAACATATACAGTTCAAACTGGCGATGGTTTTCATTTGTATTACAAAGCAAATGCAACTGACTCTTATCGTGGCAAGTTGGTTGATGGCATAGATATCAAGTTCAAAGGTTATGTGGCTGCTGCGCCATCAATCCATCCGTCAGGTGCAAGATATACAGTAATCGATGACAGAGATCCTGTTGTCATTCCAAAAGCAATAAGGGAGCAAGCATGGAAATACTAGGAATGTGGTTATTAATTGCCGGAAGTATGCTAGTTGCATGGTGGACAATAAAGCACACAAATAATGAACACTACGAAAACGGGTATTGGTCTGGCCGTCAGGATGGGTGGCGTGCTAGCTTAGAACACCAAGAGCGTGTAAGAAAAATGAAGTTAGATCAGGTTTTTGATTATGACAAAAACTGAGAAACTACTTCAAGATGCACTCGCACTTATCCACGAGCGTGGAATGCAATATGGTCATCCAGCAATCCAAATGGATCGAATTGCCAGATTATGGTCTGCGTATCTTGGTTATCCGATCACATCAAATCAAGTTGCAGGCTGCATGGTCATGCTCAAGCTCAGTCGCAGCGTTGAAAGTCCAGAAGTTATGGATCACTACCAAGACGCAATTGCGTATATTGCGATCTCAAAAACCTGCCATGAATACATGCAGGACAAAGACTTTGAATGGGAGCACTAAAAATGGGTTTTAACTTAAATGATTATGAGGATGTTGCTACTTTGAACAAATGGTTTATTAGCAACTTCCCAAAGGGTAGGTCAGATATATCAGTTATTAGCCATGATGCTAAAGATGGTTACATTTTAGTTCAAGCTACATTATGGCGTGACTCAATAGATGATAAGCCAGCAGTTTCCAACATAGCCTTTGGATCTAGGGAAACATATATTCCTAACATGAAAAAGTTTTATGTTGAGGATACAGCTACATCTGCATTGGGTAGAGCCATAATTCTACTTAAAGGATCTGATAAGACTGCAACTAAAGATGACATGAAAAAGGTTGATGTGCAGCCAAATGAATATGAAAAGAAATTACAGGAAAGGCGTTATGGTGCGCCGGGATCTAAATCCGCAGCTGTTGAGGATGTTTTAAGAGCTTCATTTGCAGTTGAGAATAAGCAAGATGATCCACAGGCTTGGTCGGTTGCTGAAGCAGTTGATGCAATAGGCAGTTCAACACCTAAAGAGCCACCTGCTTGCGAGCATGGTCATATTCTTAAACAAGGTATCTCTAAAACAGGTAAGCCTTATTATGGTTATGTTTGCAAGGGCAAAGTTACCGAACATGCTAAATGGGCAAAGATGACTGCTAATGGCCATTGGTTCTTTGAAGGGATGGAGTAATGTGCGATTGCCTTAGACATAAATATAAAGATTTATCTCCTGAATTTTGCGCTGCTTGGGAAAAACTTGAGGAGATACAAAAAAACAAAAATGCAGAATTACTTGCATTAAAACAAAAAAATGGTCATATTGTAAAAGCCTATAAAGTCTATCGGGCTGAATACCAAGAAATTATGAGGCGCTGGCAAGAAATATATGATCCTGAATGGGAGAAGTTTGACGATGAGTTTAATGGTAAGGAGTAATTATGGGATACATAGCATTTATAAATGGCAAGGGAATGCAAGTAGTCATGGATGATGATGGTGTGCATCTCGAGCAATCAGTTATCAAGTGCGAGGTTTGCGATGATGATCGAGTATTCAAGGATGGCACATGTTTCAAATGCCATGAATTGATTAACTATGACAAACCCAACTAAGTTCAAATGTAATGGTTGCAAACGCGACACAGAGTTCTTATGGCTTGATGCTATTGATATGCCAGATGGTTTTAAGTTATACCAGTGCATGGATTGTGGCGCTGTGGGAACAAAGAACATCGCTGAAGCTACCGAATTACCTGACTCAGACATAAGCAGATGCGATAAATGTGGATCTTGGCAATTTAAGGAAATGCCATGTCATACATGTAATTTGATTGGAGCGAAGTAATGCCGACCTATGAATACAGCTGCAAAGAATGCGGCACATTTGGATCTATCCATAGAACTTACAAAGAGGATGATAGTGGTATGAATTGTCCTAGATGTAAGACTGCTATGGCTAGAGTTTATTCAGCTCCGGGCATCTCATTTAAGGGTGATGGATGGGCAGGTAAAACCAAATGACCGAAGCAGGATATGATCAGACTTGGACTGATACAGATGATCTACGCATTACGACATGCCGTCTGACCTGCGGTTTTGTTAGATGATTTGGAGGCGTATGCTACCCTTAAACGCAAATTCGCTTTCAGAGCGAAAGGGCGATCTGCGAAGCAGAAAGATCGCAAGGTTTGGTTTGGTGATATCTCTGTCCTTAGGCATGACAATAGCCTTTCAAGAGAATAGTTCCGTAGCTCTTAACCCTAAAATTACACACTTTAAACAATACGCATTTATACAGTTAAACCATGATTTCAAAGAGTTCTATTGTCTTGATGAGTTATGGTATAAAGAAAGTCGTTGGGATTTTAAGGCTAAGAATAAAAGATCAAGTGCTTATGGTATTCCACAGCTACTTAATCTAAAAGAAAAAGATCCATTCAAACAGATAGATAGAGGATTGAAATACATAGATCACAGGTATGATGG